CAAGGCAGAAGCGGAGGTCATAAAACCAAATGAGGAGAACAACTAATGGCAAATAATACAACTGCATATGCAGGTACTTCAGGTGTAGCCAAGTTCGATGTTGGTGGCTCCGCTACTACTATCGCATCGGTTATATCATTCACATTAACAAACACAGGTGACGTAATTGAAACTTCAGCAATGGGTTCGACTGCTAGAACATATGTTCCAGGTCTTACAAATGCTACCACTTCAATGAGTCTATACTTTGTTGATGGTGATTCAGCACAAGCGGCTTTACAGTCGGCACCAGGTGCGGCGGCGGCCACTATAGAACTTTACCCTTCAGGTGAGACTACAGGTCAAAAATTAAGTGGCGAAATGATCGTTACTTCATTCGAGATCGCGGCGGCTAACGATGGCGCAGTGACGGCAGAAGTTGCTGGACAGATTACAGGAGCGTTGACAGTAACGAACCTATAATGAAAGTATTCTTCAACGCGACATCCTTCAAAAAAATGATCAACGAGGTCACTGAAACAGCGGCCGAGGCGGTCACGGATGTCGTGTTTGAAGATGTAAAACGTAGGTCTCCTGTTCGTTCAGGACTTTTCAAGAAGAGTTGGCGTAAGAGTGGTAGCAAGTTCAAATACAAACTTACCAATCCACAACCATATGGCGGCGCACTTGAAAGAGGACGTAGCAAACAGGCACCAAAAGGTGTGATGAGACCTGCGATCGAAAACATTAAACAACCAATCAGGAGATATAGATGAACATAACAGACAAGATATCAAAACACTATCAGAAAAGCATAGGTGGTGAATTGATCAAATATCATTGTGAGGAATGGGACGCTGACATTTATTACAGAAGCACATATCCTCTCAAGGACGAATCAAAAATCTTGCAATTACAGAGTGAGGGCAAGACGATTGAGGCATTAGTGGAAAGCATTGTGGTCAAGGCAAGAGACAAAGACGGCAACAGGCTTTTCCAAGATGCGGACAGGATTAAGTTGATGCACGAGGCAGATCCAATGACTGTGGTCAAGGTGGCTTCGCAGATCAACAACGCCAAATTGACGGCGACACAGGAATCTATCGCAAAGGAATAGGTTCCAGTGTTGAGTTGAGATTTGTAATGATGCTGGCTGATCGGCTGAAAAAGTCAGTCGAGGAAATCTTACAAATGACAACACTGGAGAGGGATCTCTGGGCCGGGTTCATGTTGTATGAACACAACGAAAGTAAAAAACAGTCTAGGACTCAACCACCTAGACCGGTGAGGAGGAGAAGAAGATAATGGCCAAAACGGAAAAACTGTTATTAGACATACAGGTCAAGAACCAACAGGCTCTTGGCAAGTTAAACAGGAACGTTGACAAATTACGTGGAAGCACATTAAGCCTTGGCACAGCCGCCAAAGCGGCACTGGGTGCGTTCACGGCATTGGGAGCGGCCAAAATCGCAGGAAACTTCTTACAGGTCAACAGGCAGGTTGAGAACCTAGGACTAAGATTAAAATTCCTATTCAACAGTGCGGAAGAGGGTGCCAAAGCATTTGACACCTTAACAAAATTTGCCGGACAAGTTCCATTCAGTCTAGAAGAGATTGCGGCCGCGGCAGGTAACCTTGCTGTTGTATCCAAGGACGCAGAAGAACTAGGTAAAAATTTAGCCATAACCGGTAACGTTGCCGCGATATCGGGTTTGGATTTCAAGACAGCGGGTGAACAGATACAGAGGGCGTTGTCGGGTGGTATATCGGCCGCTGACCTATTAAGGGAAAGAGGTATCAAGGCCATATTGGGTTTCAAAGATGGTGTCAAGATCACAACCGAAGAAACAGCAGAAGCATTAGAAAGAGATTTTGGTCCAGATGGTAAGTTTGGACAGGCGGCGGAAGCACTTGCCAACACATTTGATGGTATCTTATCAATGGTTGGTGACAAAATGTTCCAATTCAACAAGACGGTTGGTGAGGCCGGTGCATTTGATCAATTAAAGGCCGCTGTTGGTTTGTTTGATGATTTCCTTGAAGGAAGATTGGGAGATATCAACGCAACCGCAGAAAAACTTGGTGAAGGTTTTGTCACTTCAACGGAACAGATCATACTAGGAGCCGGATCAATCCTTGACGCATTGAGTCCGGTCATAAGATTCACAACTGACAGTTTCAACAACATAGTTTCGGCCACAAATGGCCTACCTGGTTACATCAAGGCGCTGGGTATATTTGGTTTCCTTGCACTGGGTATCAAAGGCAAGTTAGTGGTGGTGGCCATAGGTGCTGTGGCTGACGAGATAGCCGGCATCATGGCAGACTTGACAGATTTTATAGCAGGCAGTAAAGAAAAACTGGCAGGATTCCTAGAAGCAATAGGATTCGAAGAAAAGGCCGCCGAACTGCGTCAGAATGGTGCATCCATGAGAGATGAGGCAGAGGCCTTGAGAAACAAATTCAAAGATCTAGGAAAGGGTTTTGGTGAAACGGAAGATGACCTTGATGCCATGCTGATGAAGATGGCGGATGGCACATTGGAAGAAGGCAAATTCACGAAAGCCGGTCTTAAAATGATCCAGATGTTGCGTGACAAGAGAAAAGAGTTGAAAGGCGTTGAAGAAGAACTAAACGCCAACATCGAAGCCACGAAACAACAAGAAGAACAACTGGGTGCTGTGGAAGAGGCCATTAGGAGTTACAAAGACGGTTTCTTGGCCGCTAAAGACAGTGTCAACGTGTTGGAAGAACTGAACAAGGCAGGTGCAAGAACATTCAAAGGCATGGAAGATGCACTTGTTAACTTTGTGATGACCGGAAAATTAAACTTTAAAAATTTCGCAAATTCTGTTATTCAAGATTTGATTAGAATTGCAGTGCGTAAAGCCTTGGTATTTGCTATTGACAGAGCAACCGGCGGTCTCGGAAGTATCATAAGTGCTTTCTTTGGAAGGGCGGCCGGAGGTCCAGTGGCGGCAGGACGTCCATACATGGTTGGTGAACAAGGACCTGAATTATTCGTTCCACAACAGACAGGATCGGTTGTTCCAAACACACAGATGGGTGCCGCGATTGGTGGTGAGGTCAATGTAAACTTCAACATCAATGCTGTTGACGCCGCGAGTTTTGATGAACTATTACTATCAAGGAAAGGACTCATAGTTGGTACCATCCAACAGGCATTCAGACAGCAGGGTAGGAGGTTTGCTTAATGGCATTGGAAGACAGGATCCAGACTTTGAACTGGAAGAGCAATTATGAAAAACTTACCAACACCGCTTTGAGTGGCAAGAGGTATACTGCTGATTTTGGACAACAATATTGGAGTTTTGAGATAGAGACACCACCGCTTACTAGGGCAGACTTCCAAAACAATTTCGCAGTGCTATTCAATGACATAGACAACACAGCAGTGATCAATGTCAAACCGTCTTTGTTACATGATGCCGGTGGTAGGGTTGGTTATACCGATCCATCAAGTATTGGTCCATCGGTATTAGAAAGCCCAAATGCTTCTAGAGGCGCATCACAAATTTATTTTGAATTATTTGACACCACTACAGATGGCATGGCATTGACATTTGGTGATTTCATACAATTTGCCAATCATGATAAAATTTACATGATAAATGAAAATGCCAGTCTTGATTCAGGTGAGTGGGGAGGTGCACCGACCACGGCAGGACCATTTTTGATTTCGCCTGCTCTCATGAAAGCAACCACCACAGGCAATGTGAGAGTAAATGATCTATCTGTCAAAGTAGTTGGCATCGGACCAACGAATGAATTTAGAACAAATGAAGATGGCGTTTATGTGTTTTCAAAAGAAGTAAGGGAGGTTTATTAATGACTTTGGGCATCAGTGTCAATAATAATTTTGATGATACGGGTAAGGCAGTAACATATCAAACCTTGAATCTAAGGAGTGTAAATTATTTGATTTCAAACATAGATTCATCACAAGTTTACAAGCAGAAATTTCTAGGACAACGTTGGGCCTTCACCATCCAGTCACCACCATTGTTGAGATCTGAGGCATTTGAAGTCATGGGAAGACGATACACCGGTGAATTTTCCACCAGTATTGTTCCACCAGTCATATCACAAAGCAGTGGCACGGCATCTGGTACAATATCTGTTAGTTTGACATCAAGCACGGATCCTGCTTACAATTACACCAAGGGTAGTACCACCATAGCGGTAACTGGAGGTAGTGGCACATTGAAAAAAGGAGATTTCATCAGGTTTTCGGACCATGACAAGGTATATCAATTGACCGCAGATACCAATCTCGATGGAAGCAGTGTTGACACAGTATCAATCTTTCCTGGATTATTCCAAACATTGACATCTGGTACCAGCATAGGTTATAATGATGTGGTATGGACAGTGGTAAATGCTGATGATGAGACAGAGATTGAAACAGATGAAAATGGTTATTATCAATTCACAATTAATTTTATAGAGGACGTTTAATGCCTAGGATCACTAACTTAACAGATACACAATTAGCAAGATTTGAATTCGCACAATTGAGGATTGTTGATCTAGTGAGATTGGAATTGCCAAATGGCACCGTGAAAAGATTTACGAACCATAGCAGTGATTCATATTCAAACATCGTAGATGGAAGCACCAATGAATTATACTTGGCAGGACAGGGATATGACTCACACAGTCCTATACCGCTCACCCCACAGGTCAATGCCAACAGGATCGAGATAACCTTCAGTGCAGTGGAGACCGATTCCAGTGCCACAGAGCCCATAGCAAGGACACTTCTAAACAATCCAATATCAGGTGGAACGGTCCACATAATCAAACGTGTTGATCCTGGTCTTGATGATGCCAGCAATGGAGGGGAATTCGTAGCATTCAAAGGATTCATGGATAACCTTTCGTACAAGGTCACAAATGTAAACAGCACCATCACAATCTTCTGTGGTGGCCCATTTAGTAATTTTGATCGCACTCCAATATATGGTTTCACAAATACCGCTTCACAACAGAAAGTATTTCCCGCAGATACAGGTTTTGATTTCAGTGCCAACAACGTTAGAAACATAAGGTGGGAGGAATAGATGGGAATATTCAAGAAAATATTTAGGGCAGTCACAAAACCAATCAAGGCCATAGTTGATCCAGTCATAGATCTCGGTGCATCCGTTGTCAAAGCGGTGATATCACCATTTACTGGAGCATTTGATCTACCAGATGTGGCAATCAACACTGACATAACCAGTTCAGAAATAAAAGCCGCGACGATTGTGGATTTCAATGCCGCCAACAAGGCAGTGCCTGTGTTGTATGGTATAAGATTAGAGACAGCAACCATTCCGGTATTCATAGGCACGTGGGGTGACAACAGTGCGGACACCAGTAGACAATATCTATACATGGCGGCCGTGATTTCACAAGGGTTCCATGGCGGCAACAGTGACATAGGTGTCAATGGTGCCATGGGCAGTCTTCTCTCAAGGATGACCATTGATGGCAAGCCTGTACACCTTGGTGGTTTGACCAACACTGCCAATCCAAACTATTCGCAAGGATATGATGGATCCACTGCTTTGAATTTACAGGATTCAGATGGTGGTATATTTGCAAGTGGAAAGGGCGGGGTCCAACCCACACAGCATACCATAACGAAAGGCACTTTTGCCAACAGACTGAAGATACAATATTTTGATGGTAGTTCGGATCAACCAGTTTCATCATTGCTGGATGAACACCCGGAATGGAGTCCGACCGGTGCCAGTAAATTAAGTGGAATGCATTATGTCGCGTTGAGATTTGAGATCAAGGCCGCGGACGAGGTAGTGGGTGGTTCAGATGGGAATGGCACGTTTGGTAATCCTTACAGTAATGTACCAGCAGTTGTTGTGACTACAAGTGGTAGGAGCATTCCTAATCTCATCGCCAGTAAAGCGGCTGATCCTGGATATGAAGAAAGATTTGACAGCAACTACGCTGACAATGACAAGACAAGATATATCAGTTTCCACTTACCGTTGGCAACCCCAAATGCAAACGGTGAATTAGTAACACAGGAAAAAGATGAAGTGCATGTTGAGACAGTGCCCGCAACCACTGATATTGAATTCCAAAGATTTGACAAGTTCCAAAGAGAAAAATTTAGTGATGGATCCACACAGCCATACAACATCCACAACATACTTTTCAATCTAGGATGGACTTATGAGTATGTGTTTTTCTATCCAGGCACAATCACCTTCGGTGCCACCAGTGCCACCACGCAATTTGGAGGCATTTCAACCTTATCTGGTGATTTTGGATTCCAAGCGATATGGTTAAAGCACGTGGGTGGCGGACATTATGAATTGATATCCAAATTGCCAACCGGTTTCAAAGTGAGGGCATTGAGTGGTGCTTTCACTTTCTTTGGATACAATGACACTGGCACGACAGAGGCCAAGATTAATGGATCTTATCCTGGGGAGGATGTTGGTACTGACAGTGCTGAATACAGATTTTATGCACCAGACAATGTCACACAGGCCATTGAAAATGCCCATCTAGCCGGCAATGATATGATTTTAAGGATTAGGGTCAGAGAGACCAATCAGAATGACACCTACAACATAACTGGGGTGGATCTGAACAGTGCGGCCAATTTCATAACATTAGGTATAGTAAATGAAGACAGTTCAAAACCCGCGGACAACTTCTACACTTCAGTGCCGCTGAACGCAGAGATCTATGTGGAAGTAAAGAATGGACCTGCAAACTCAGACAAGTTTCCCGCAAGTTGGGATGTCACATTCGCCAATGACACTTATGACGCAGAAGGACTGGGATATCAAGGCTACAGACCAGACAACAACGTGGTTGAATATATCATTGATTACCTGGTAAACCCAAACTATGGTTTTGGATTGAGCTTGAACCAGATAGACCGCACCAGTTTCATCGAAGCGGCAGTGGCCGTGGATAGACTTCCGGAATTCTTTGATTTCGACAGGACCATATTCAATCTTGGAGGTGGATTCCTGTCAGTGTTCGACCGTAATGAATACATGTACGGTGAGAACGCAACCACAGGAGCCAGTGTTAATGGTAGCACGGTGCGAACACTGAACAATGGTTATGACAGGCAGTTCAGGTTAGACACGGCCAAAACTTTCATCAACAACTTGAACCAGATGCTGTCCTCAATAGGTGCCTACATGTACTACGCTGATGGCAAGTTCAGGATTAAACTGGAAAACGCTGGTGACCCTGAGGACTCGGAGCGGATACCACCGATAACAGCACTGCCTTTGATGGCGACGGTGACGGATGATGAGATAATTGAAGGCATAGGTCTATCCACCAGTGCCATGAATGATAGGTTCAATCAGATCAAAGTGGACTACACTGACTTGGTCAACAACTCACAGCCCAACAGTGTGCTGTCACCTGATCCGGTCGAAGACAGCACCGACATAAGGACCAACTATCTCAATGAGGATGGTGGCAAGATACTTGAGGGATCATTCAGTTTCCCAGGCATCTTCGATCGTGTGACCGCACAGAAACATGCGACACTGCTGTTGAAGAAATCAAGATCACAACCACAGATAAACTTCCAATGTAGCAGTGTTGGTATAAAACTTGCTCCGGGTGATTTCATGCGATTGAACAGCATCGCAATGGGCATCAATGACGTGTATCGTGTTACTGACGTGGTGTTCAATCCCGACAACACAGTCACGATCAATGCGATAAAACACGTGCCGGACTTCTATGATGTCACTGACACTGGCCAGAAGTTTGAGGCACAGCGAGACATCCTAACATAGTTCCAGGAACCTTTTTGGACCAATCCATTTGACGTCAGCACCGAAGTGTGGCTTGTGCCTCTCATGCACGAAGACGAGTTCGTGCTCACGGGCCAGGCGCTGTATGATGTTGAGTTTTTCTCCGCTCTGCTTGCCGGGTTGGTGCTGACGCCATGTGTACAACCGGTCATATATGGAACCGTTGCTTTCCCCCCAGTCACAGCCCACCACAAATATAGGACCCTGACACACCTCGGACGCCACCACCAGGGCCAAGGTGCCTGAATCGTAGTAGGGAACGCCAGTCTTGATGTCGTGCCATGTATCAGTGCGACAGCGTGAGCGTGTCCAGTACTGGACCCCGGGCTGTGGCGCTATGAGATCCACACACTGTTGGTCGTAGGCACACACATGATCCACGTCACGATGTTGTTCTATGAAGTTACAGCCTATCTCCAAGGGTTGTCGCGGTATGTCAAGGAACTGCCTCACACTGGGACCATTGAAAAATACCACCGCTTCTTTACCATGCCGCATCGTGAATATTTAAATACCAAGAGGTCAGTGAGCAATGAAACCCGAACAATTTGAACGACGACTCCAGGAATTGGGCTACCGGCGTAGGCCCGCGGCCCGGAACTATGGCCGGGGGTATCGCCACACAGTCACCGAACACGACTGGCTACCGCCCCGGCGATCACCCACATGCAGGCGCAGGATCCACACTGGTCAATTGGTGAAGTACTGGCATGGCCATCGCACGATCCGATGCCTGTATTGCAGTTTCCGATTCCCCGATTAAATACCTGAGTATATCTCCTGATATACCACAGGTGGTGATCACTTCATAATCTATGCCATAGACTATATCCTTTGTGGATTGCCACCTGATCCTATACTGTGAATTCCTCGATGTGATTACGTAGATTATGCATCAACCAGGCACGCTGTCGTGGGGTCAATCCGCCATAATCACGATACCAGGCCATCTCACCCAACATCTGGTTATACACGGCACCGGGCACCCGGTGATCGCTTGGCAAGTGTCGTATGAAGTGTTCGGTCATCTGGAACAACTGGCGGTCAGTGAGCTCGATGTCGCGGTGATGGCCAGACCAGTTGTGTATGTGTTGGATCGCATCACTGGCCAGCATCTATGACCTCCCACACCCGTTGTGCCTGTTGCGGATTCAGCCATGCAATGAAGTTTCTCCTGGTGCAGTCGGCACATTCTAACCTGTAGAGTTGGTCATTCGCGGTTGATACCACACGCACAGTGTGATCCTGGTGCCGACGATAATTGGGTGAACGATGTAATCTGTCCATAGTGTGATTATACTAGATCAGAGCGTGTGTGTCAATGGTGTTGAGCAGTGTGTGATATGATATGATGTGATGTGATAGTTTGGATGTGGATATAGATTATACAGATCGCTTTAAACCCAAATCACTGACGGATATTAGGTATTACCAAACTATTGCAGTCTTGGCTATGCGTTTGGATTCGATATATCGCAAATAAGGAATCACTTGGTCATCTGGTATGACCCGGCTCCAACTTTCAAATCTTTCATTGAAGTGTTGACAACTTTCTTGTAGGCATTCAAAAAACCACGCTTCGGAATGATCCAACTCGGCCATGATGTGGATGTGTGTTTTTTGTTGCACACCTCGATCAATCGCACCAAGACCACGTGGAGTCGGGAATCGTCTGCCTGTCCTCTTACAGGCCCTGCTCCATATCCTGCCGAAAAGGAATCGTGCCCTCTCCTGGCCACAGTCTTCGTTGAATGATATTGTTATTGCGTGTTTTGTTGCCATCTCCAAAAGTATATATTCCGTGAGTAGCAGAAGTCAAGTTTTTCTTGATCTAGCACCTTCTATGTGCGTTTAAACACCATTGTATGGGGGAGGTTGCTTGGCTATTAGAGTGTTAGATATGGCAACTTAACAGATAAAGGGAACCAAGCAACCAACAATATTTACGACAGCGGCGCCTCAGGATTAGATTACCAACGCAGTTGACCGATCACGTGATCTGTGCTATTATTATGAATACTGAAAAGTAAGGCACCTGGCGCTGATGTCCATAACAAATGATCCGGGTGCCGCCAAAAAAGGAGAAACAATGCAAGGAGTAAAACAAATGACAAGAACAATCACAATCATCGCCGTGTTGATCTCACTCACAGCGTGCGGTTACAACCCACGGATAGACACAGTGGGTCGTTCGGGAACATTCCCTGACACACAAGCGGAACGACTTACCAATGACATACAGATATGCAAGAGGTATGCTGACGAACACACGTTCCGCTTGTACGACACCCTTAACCAGGGATGGGGCGCCTACTTCCACTACGCCACGCTGGGCATCGTGCCCAAACGTGAGAGCAAATACAAGAGCAGAGTGAACCAATGCTTACGTGGACGTGGGCATAGTGTGATAGATTAAATAAGATTTGGGTGGGCCAGGTGATCGTGATCACGTGCTCTTATAAGTGGCCCGCCCGGATGCCCAGTGCCTTTCCAAAACTCCTTGCAGAGTACTCCAGGCACTGGGTCTTGAACAATGACCACACTTGACCACCTGTTTGAACACATAGAAC